GCTTTTTTTCGATAAAAGCTCGAAAGTCTTTTCTGTGTAGTCGTCGATGAGTTCCTGGGCTTTTTCGTTGTTTTTTTCAAACACAGCATCCAGAATCTTTTTGATCTTTCTTTCGGATACCTCCACGCTTCCGTTGTCGTCATATCCGTAGTAGTCTGCCAGATCATAGAAGTCTGAGATCACCCATTTTTCCACTTTCAGCTCTCCGTTTTTTGCCATCCGGTAGATCACTCCGATCTGTTTCTTTGTGAATTCTGTTGCTTTGTTCGCTCCGTAGTTTCTCATCGTTTCGTCCTCCGCGTTCCGTATCTTTATCTTGGTTATATTATAGCAAAAGGTATGTACTTTGTACATACCTTTTTAACATTTTCTTTGTATTTTTTTCAGTACATGAAGTACTTGGCGATCTTGTCCGGTTTGGCGTCTTCGTCATTGATGAAATCATACGCCAGATTGAAATAGAAATCTGCATCGTCCTGTCCGATGATCTTGGCAGTTCGGCTGTAGTCGTTTACCATCATGTTCATCACCAGGTAGTAGTCCGTGACATGATCGTTGATCCCTTTTTCCTGCAGGTACTCGGCGATGTCTTCCCGGCTCCAGCGCTGCCCATATGGGATCATGCCCTGGACGATCCGGGCAGCCTCTTCCGGCTCGATTTGGTAGGCTACCTGTTCAGCTTTTTTGACGTATTCCCGATATTTTTCCGGGAAATTGTCCTTTAAAAAATCTGCCATTTCATAGTAGACCAGATCCATCGCCTGTTTTTTCTCGACGCTTTTCCCTGCATATACAGCGTCGGATATTTTTCGCAGATCCATGACGGCCACCTAGCACAGTTTCACGACGGACAGATTCGCGTTTGCAAAAGTTGCAGCGACGCCGATATTTTTTACCGTCAGGACTGCGGTGTTATTCACGCAGGCGCAGGACTGCGGCACTTCGACGATTGTTTCGAATGCCGGATTTACTACTGCGGTAGCATTGGCACTCGTTGCCTGGGCGATAGCCCCGGGCACGTCCGATCCGTTTTTCTGCAGCTGTACTGCCACGTCTCCCGCAGTGCCGCTCTCGACGGCGATGCCGTTAAATGCGATCTGATACAGCCCCGGCTTTCGGATCGTCACGGATCCAGTGCCGTTTGCAAATTCCACAGCGCACCCGGTTTTTTGCGAATTGTTGAATTTTAAAACGTCATTTACTGCAGCCGCCTGGGTAGACAGATTCCACGCCTGCAGCGTGCTCTTTTTGTAAATATTATTCATTTTCTTTTTCCTTTCTACGAAAAAAGAGCGGCATGCCACCGCTCTTTTGGGGTGTAGCCATACACTAGTAGCCGCCACAGCATCCGCTGCTTGCAGCGTATGGGCTGCATGTGATGTATGCCGGTTTGGCAACAGGCTGCAGCTGATTGATCAGGTATGCATTCTGCGCACACTGACTGTTTGCCAGTTTTTCGTCCTGCAGACGATCCCGCAGATCCTGCATCACATTGGCGTTGATCAGCGCTCTGGTGGCTTCGCCTTCTGCGTGGATCGCGTTGGCGATCTCGCAGGTCTGCTGTGAATTCTCGTACCGAACAGCGTCGATGTTGCGATTTGTTTCGCAGCAGCAGTTCTGCTGTGCAAAACGGTTTTCCGCTATTGCTCTTTCGGTGCCGAAAAAGCCCTGCTGCATCTGCGCGGTCTGGCTGGAAAATCCGTTCAGGATCCCGTTGTTCATTGCATAGAATCCATCGCACAGACCGTCCTGGATCCCCAGCACGGATCTGTTCAGATTGTTGAAATTGAATTCATTGCACAGATCTGCTCTGGTCAGCGCCCCTTCGGCTGCGCCCTGGTTTCCGAATCCAAAGCCGCCGCCACCGCCGCCCCAGGCGAGCAGGAAGAACAGCATCATTACCCACATCCAGGCACCGCCGTTGTCGCCATCTCCGCCGCCTACACTATAGACTGGCTGTGCAGCCGGGCTCATCGTTTCCATTCCCATGATCTTCTCCCCCTTTCTTCGATATTTATTTCATGCCGAACTGGCTGAAATTCTGTTTTAATTGTTCGTAATTGATACCACGTTCCTGGCACAGATTCCGCACGATCTGTTCCACCTGTTGCGGACTTTTCCCCCGTGCCATCTGCATGGCGCGGGTGAACGTAGGATCACCGCTAAACATTTGTTGCATCATTTGCAGCGGGTTTTGCGCGGCCTTTAGCTGACCGAACGCCTGCATCATTTGCATTGGATTTAACACTGTCGATCTCTCCTTTCAGTGCCACGATAGCATTTTCGATTCTCTGGAACCGTTCCTCGGTCGCATCGGCGGCCGGAGGCTTAGGCCTTTGCAGTTCGTATGTGTTCAGGATTGCTTTGCCATCCATGCCTATTTGCTTTGTGTAGATTTTTCCATTTGATAAATCTGCGAAAACGGTGACGGATCCGTCCAGGTCGATCATAGTCCCTTGGGCTTCGTCGATAGATGTGACTGCCATGCATTTCAGCACGTTCTGCGGATTGCGGAACTGTTCGTACTGCTGCAGCCGCTGTGCTGGCGGCTGGTATGGTGGATAGTATGGGTTTTGAAACATTTATTTACACCCCTTTCTCTAGGTTTAGTGTAAATAAAAAAGCGACCCTCGTTGTTCACGAAAAGGTCGCTTAAAGTTTATAAAAAGTTATTTAGTTTTTTGAGAATCTTTCGGTGTTTTGCCTTGACGGTCGATTCTGACCATCCCAGCACATCTCCGATGTATGCAAGATTCTTTCCTTCCAGATAGTGAAGTCTCAAGATTGTTTTTTTGTCTTCTGTCAGGATGCATTGCTTTAAAATTTGCTCGAATTCTTCCACCTCACATATCTGCTGCAGCTTCCTGCGCGCTTCAATGTGATTTGTCATGGTTTTCTCCTATTTTTTGAAAATGTACTGTTCCAGCTCTTCCTTGCCTTTTTTTACTTCTCCAGTGTTGTTTCCAGTTTCGGCGTGAGTCAGCAGCAGGTGCAGGCTCTTCAGCATCATTTTCTGGTCTTCTTTGATCTCCCTCAAGATTTGATCGTGCTCATTCAGGCGCCGCTCGTCGTTTTCCAGGTACTTGGTGTGCTTTTGCATTTCTTTTTTTAGTTCATTCGTTGGCTTCATTGCTGCTCCGATTGCTTTGGCGATGTAGACAGCAGCGCCGCCCACTGCGACGATCACGCCGCTAATTGTTAGTATTGTTTCCATAATTCCCATGGCGCCCTCCTGCTATCCGATGTACTTTCTGCCGTTCTGCACGGCGCACACGTATCCGGACGGGATCTGCAGCCATATGCTGGATCCAGATGTGGCTACCCTCTGGCAGGTCACGCGCGTTCCTGATTTCAAAACGGCATATGTCTGGCGTAACGCATGCGCTTTGCCGCCAGCCGTCAGCTCACTACGTTTTTTCTGGCGATATCCGGTTCCCGGACCCGTGCGAACCTTCATGTTTGCTTTTAGCGTGTAGGTGCTGCCCACACGGTAGCCGGACGAACTAGTAGATCCGGCCGGTTTATAATTTGCCAGCCATGTTTCTGGGTTCTGCCACTTCCAGGTGGACAGGCTGCGGACGCCAATGTGCAGATGCACGCCGGTGCTGGATCCGGTGGTTCCGGCCACGCCGACTTTGGCGCCCTTGCTGACGCTCTGTCCCTGCCTAACAGATATGCTGTTCAGATGGAAATATGCAACAGCCACGCCCAGGCGCGGATACTTTACATATACATAATTTCCGGCCGAGCTGTCCCGACCGCGTTTATAAACCACGCCTGATTCGATAGCGTGAACGGCTACCTTCCCGCACCCGTAGTCTACGCCGTAATGGAATTTTTTCTTTTTTGTTCTCGGATGGATCCGGTAGCCATACCCGGACGTCTTCCGGTAGGGTGCACCCCCGAAGATGATCGCTAATGTGCTTGCTGTGCTCACTTCTCATCCACCTCGCTTTCGTACTCTTCGGCTGCGGATCCGTCGCCGTTTGTGGCGGCCAGATCTTTGCCTTCGATCATTTGCTTAAACGCCTGGTGCAGACCGACTGCGATGCAGCCACCCAGCGCGCCGCCAATGATCGCCGTGATCGCCGGTCCTTCCAGGCACGCCTCTGCGAACGCGCCTATGATCGGCAGCACCGTCGGAATGATCCGATTATCGGTCGGCAGCCATTTCTTGATGATGTATCCCAGAATCAAACAGCCTACGATCACGTAGCTGTTGACCGGGATCTGTGTGATGATTTCGTTTAAATTGATCATGATTTGCTCCTTTTACTTTCTATTATAGAATTTGCAGCGATACCGTCGTGGGCGCTCCTAGCCGTAATTTATCGGCCACAGTTGCGTAGGCGTGCAAGCGTATTGTATCGCCGGCCGAAAGGTTGACTATATCTTCCGAAAATGGGACTATGTCAGTGTTACCGACATAGTTAGCACTAGATGCTATTGCTAACTGTGTGCCTCCTTTTCGCAGCTCACAGCGTAGCGTACACCACGCGTTAGAATCAGCTGGGTGAATTATCATGCTCCCCGATACTTTGACCTTGCAGGCTTTTTTTGTTGTGAACGTAGAATCACCATTATCTTTCAGAATCCCTCCTGATTGATATGCGATTTTTACAGGCGTCACCGTACCGCCTGATGTGCCCCACGTTCCCGTATTGCTTGTCAGCTGGAGTACACACAGGCCGCCTGCGCCCCAGTTGTCGTCCTGACTTCTGATCCAGCCATTTGATCCCGGATACCATCCGCCGGAATTTCCAGACCGATACCATACCGGGCTGTTTCCGTCAAGACCAACGAATTGTTGCGCCACGACGGAGCCGCCTGCTGTGTAGTTCATCAGCCATCCGTATTTCATAGGCTGATTTGTCAGTATGCCTTCCGCGCTGATGTACGTCATCCCGGGGCCTGTTTTTCCCCAATTAGTTGGTGTGTCACCATTTCCGTTTCCAGTCAGAAATTTTAACGCATTGCTTGGAATGTTCATCACTTTTTTTATCCCGCCAAGGCTGGTGAATCTCTGCGTCACCCCGGTCACGTTGATCCCGTCCAGGGTAACTTCGTAAAATGGCATGTCGGCGATCAGATCTCCGGCGTCCAGGTCTCCGGCAGTATAGGATGGTGCGGCAGGGGTGCCAGTCGTCGGGGTGCCCTGGATCACGACCCAGTCTCCGCTCTGGACTTTCTGCTTTTCGTTCACCGTCCAGCGGCAGACGATCAGGTCTTTTCGTTTCTCGCCCTGGGTACCGTTTGCGATAATCACTTCGTCGTACGTGCTTGGCTCCACGCAAAAATACCGCCCTTGGATCATGCCGATCCCGGATCGGATCTTTACAGAATTGTTGGAACTCACCTCGGCTGCGAAGTTCTCAAAAAAATTGAAAACGCAGGAATCTATTCCTGCCATCCCCCGGTGCCACATGGAATCCTGCAGGGGCGTGATATGGGGTTCTTTTGCAGCGTTCGTTATCGAAATCATGCGCTCACCTCCTTCCACAGCGCCTCGGTGCCTACGACTCCCGGCTCCCACACGTTGTTATCGACCTGGGACTCCCACGTCTTTCCGCTGCGCTTCACTTTATCGCCTTTGGCGTATCCGTTAGCGCTCCCAGGCTGTTCCCAGTCCGGGATAACTTCCGGATCCGGATTCAACACTTTTACCCATAGGCTCGGCGCATCTTCCGGCGTCCAAGATGGCTGCGATGTGTGCGCCTGCAGGCACTTGTACAGCGTGCCGTTTCTATTGACTTTGTGATCTTTTGGGTATGTCACAGAATCCGGCGACCATTCCGGGTACAATGACTGTACCGTCATGGCATCTTCGTCATCCAGTGTCTGTGCCTGAATCTTTGCCACCTGCAACGACGCTGCTATGATCTCCTCCTGCGCTTCCGGTGTGCGATCCGGTTTGTAATTCGTAACGCCGTAGATCTTGCCGGTGTATTCTTCTGTTCTGTAGAATTCTGTGTAGCCGTCATACGTGGCAATGGTCTCGCCGTCGTCGCCTTTTACTGTCATGCTCCGAGTTTTTACTTCGTCGGAAAACATCGTCCGAAGATCTTCCGGCGCTGCGCTGATCGTCTTGATCGTCAGATAGTCTTCCGCTTCACTCGCGATCTGCTGGATGGTCAGCTCCGACAGATCCGAAAATACGATTTTCACTCAATCATCTCCTTTTAGCCGGTATTCGATTCCGGCTCTTCCGTTCTGTAGTGTGTAGATCTTGTTTATTATCGGTTTTTTGATGCTCATCCCGGTGATGTAGTCTCTGCCGCCGATGATGTCCCCGATCTGCATGTTGATGTCCGTTTTCGTGATGTCCATCGCGAACTGTTTTTGATTTGCCAGTTCCAGCAGCTTCTCCGTGCCTTTTTCGGTCAGTTCTTCGGATTCAGCAGACGAAAAATCGTACACCTCGACCACTTCCTGCAGTCCGGTGTAGTATTTTGTCGTTCCGACAGTTCCATCTTTTTGAATGTAAAGATGTAGCACTACGCGATCCTTCAGTTCGCCTTTTCCTAAACAGATCAGGTGGTTTACTCCATTCTTTGTTTCTTCGAATGTGAACTGCAGGCGATTGTTCTGCGACAATTCCACCTGATCGGAGTAGTCCGTCACGGGCACCGCCTGCATCTGCACGTATCCCGGCGCCAGTTCCTGGCGGATGTAATCGATCTGCAGGCGGTAATCTTTTGACGCCAGCAATTTGTCGATGCCATCCAGCAGGGTGATGTACCGATCAAACTGAAAATTCGTGACGGTCGCCCCGGTAGATTCTTCCGGGACAGTGATCAGTTTCCCCAGCTCTGCGGCTGTGATCAGCGTGCGCAGGATGTAGTTCAGTTCGCCAGAAACGATCTTGTAGTCTTCTCCGGCTGGTGGCTCGATGATCTTCTTGCTTAAAATTCCGCGCCAGCTTCTGCCTTTCAGGATGATCGTCCCGTCCGACGTGTTCGTCTTTTTTCTGCCGATGATCCCGCCAAATTCTTCGCCTGTTACGAATATCCGATTTTCATCCGCAAACAGCTGCGGATCCCATGCGCCCACCGGGATGGTCAACTCGAAATCTTGCGTCTCGTTTAGATCGACATCCAGCTTTTTCAGATTCCGCACCGGTCCCAGTTCGTTGCCGAACGAATCAGTTACGATCACCATGCCGGTTCACTCCTTTCCTGGTACAGCGTCAGGTCAAATCCGAAATTTCCGTTCCATCCGATATCTATGGTTCCGCCGGGTATTTTTTGGAACACGGAATTTTCTTTTGCCTGTTTATCCCAGATGTTTCCGACAGTGCCGTTGCTTCTGTTTTTTGTGATGGTCAGATCCCGTGAGTTGATCGTGGCGTATTCGCCAGTTTCTACCGTGTCCAGGATCTGGTACGGATGTCCTGCGATGTTGATCCGCGGATTCACGCAGGGGCCGTATATGGTCAGCTTGAATTCAGACGGTGCAAAATGTCCGGTGCTCCACCTGGCGGCTCCCTTAGATCTTCCGGCGTAATTGTGCGGGTAATCATAGGGGTAGTTCAGCCCGCCTTCCTCCGTCTCGGATCCGCCTGCAAAGAACTGCCGGAACGCCTCTTTGATCCAGAAGGCTCTTGGTGCTACGATTTTCATCTCGCGCTGCGCTCCGAAAAATTCTTCGCTTGGCGTGGTGGTCGCCGAGATGATATTGCACTGGATGTAGTAGTCGCCCCAGTACAGCTTGCCTCTAGCCTTATTCACGATGTCGTATTCGGTGATTTCCAGGATTCGATTCAGCTGCTGCGCACGGTCTGCAGATCTTGCTGCTACGATCATGTTCAGTTCTAGCGGGTCCTTTGTGTATTCTTCGATGTCTATACCGTAGTCCTGGGATGTGCCTTCGTATTTCCATTCGTATGTGTGAAAATTTCCCTCGAAGATCTGGGTCTCGAACGACCGGAAATCGATCGTTTCGTTTTGGGAATTCACATATTTTAGTTGTTTCATGCGAATTGCACCCCCATTCCCCGCAGTCCGCGGCCTAGTTCTCTCTGGTCCATCACGATGGTGAACGTGATCCCGGATGCGGCAGCTTTTACGACCTGTGCCAGCTGGTTATAATCAAATTTTGTAGCTTTTGCGGATGTCGTGGCCTGCAAAGATCTTTGTGCGGTTACATTCGAATTGAATCCTGCGTCAATGCCTGCGTCGGCTGCTCCGGCCAGTTCTGTGCCTGCCGTTCGCACCATGGCGCGTCTGTTCAGCATGCCGATGGCGAGACCTTCGGCGATGTACTGACCGTTTCGCATCTGCAGTCTGGACGGCGATTCCACTTCCTGTTTTTTGCGGATCGCTTCGTCTGCCGCCGACGCCAGTGCATGTGCGGCATTTCTGACAACAGTCAGCGCATTTCGCATCCCGTGCGCCAGTCCTGCGCCGATATTATATCCGGTACTGTACAGCGAAACGCTTCCGGCCCCGCTTTGCGCTGCCTGTCCCAGGGATGTACCGGCAGATCTAGCCTGTCCACTCGTCCCCTTTGCTCCGGATGCGAACGCCTTTCCGCTCGAACTTCCCTTTGCTCCGGCTTTTGGAACTTCCGCTCCCAGTCCATTATCGATCGCAGACGACAGCATTTGCGCTGCAGTCTGGGCGTCGATCTGTCCGGCTGCCAGCTTCGCCGACAGTTCTTTCGCTGTTTTTGTCCCGGAAACTCCGGCGCGATTCACCATGTCGTCGAACTTTATCAACGCCTTCAGTTCTTCCACCGTGGTCGGAATCGCATACTGACCCGACTTGATGCCTTGCGTCAGGTTCTCCGGAATCTTGATTCCGGCAGACTTTGCTTCGCTTACCAGTTTGTCCCATTGTCCGGATGCCATGGCTGCGGCATTCGATTGTTTCAGATACTCTGTCCAGTACGTCGATGTGGCGGATTTTAGATCGTTATACTCCGCCTTTGCCTGCGCCAGATCTGTGGATAGCTGCTGACTCACATAGCCGGATTCGGCTGCTTTGTCATACGCTTCCTGTGCCGTCTTGACTCTCTCTTGCGCTTCTGCCATTTTGATCTGGCTTTCTGTGTAGGACTCCAGTGCTTTTTTTGAATGTTCCAGGTATGCACTCTGTAGTGCTTCCTGTTTCATGGCGTCGATTTTTTTATAAACCGCATCGGTGGACTGATTCAGTTTGTCGGTCTCGGCATCATATGACAGCCCCAGACCTTCCACGGATCCGTTCAGCTTGTCCACGTACGCCTGGATCAGCTGTTTGTCCTGCGCCGTCTTGTTTTCTTTCTGGCTCAGGGTGTCCAGCTGCTGGGCGTAAAACTGCGCCGTTTCTGCCTGGCTGTTTATCGATGAAACGCTTGCGGCGTTCGCCTCGCTCATCTCCTTGGCGGCGTTGGTATATTTGTGCGTGCTTTCGTACGCCGAATAGATTGCACCGCCAACAACGACGGCGGCTGCGGCTGCGGCTGCGGCAGGTGCCGGAATGACCGACAGCGCTGATGCGACGCCTTTTCCTGCTTTAGTCAATGCTTTGGCTGCAGTCGATCCTTCTCCGGCTGCAGTTTTCAGTTTGCTGATCCCTCCGGTCACTTTCCCGGCAGCCGAGATCGTCGGACCTGCGGCGGCAGTGATCCCTACCATTCCGCCAGCAACGGCTTGCATCGGCTTCGGCAGTCCATTGAATGCTTCCAGTCCAGCGGTCGCCAGTTTCGCCAGTCCTGTAACGATCGGTGAGATTGCTTCCGCCAGATCGCCCAGTGCCATTTGCATTTCCAGCGTAGAGTCTTCGTACTCCGCCAGTGCTTCGTTGTTGTCGCGCCAGCCCTTGTATGAATCCATGAGCCCGGCTTTTGCCATGGTCTGGAGTGCGTAGTTCTGTTTTTCCGCTTCAGTCGTGCAGTTTGCCAGTCCGTTCGAGAAATTGTCCGCCCCGATCCCCAGACGGTCGAGCAGTTCGCCAAACGGTCCCACGGCTTTTCCTGTTGCCAGGGTCTCCTGCAGTCCGTCGGCCAGTCCTTCGATTTTTAACGTGTCCGGAAACCTGGATGCAGCTCCTGCCAGTCCTTCAACTGCGATCTGCAGGTTCGATGTTGTAAACCCTGCCTGCAATAGGTTGGAAACCGCTTCAACGGATGAATCGGTCTCTCCGGAAACGGCATTGAATGTTTTAAAAGCTTTTTCAGTCGCTCCGATCCCTACGCCTGCGTCTCTGGCGTTTTGGTATAAAAACGACAGATCCCGGCGCAGTTCCTGGGTGGCTGGTACAGCTGCAGCCGCTCCGGCGGCAAGTCCTCCTGCCGCCTTGCTGACTCCGGATAGCTTTCCGGAGAGCGAGTCGGCGGACGATGCGAACGAATCCAGCCCACTCGACGAGCTTTTCAACGCTGCGCTAGTTTCTGATGCCTTGCTCTTGAAACTGTCCAGCTGTTTTTCCGTCGCAACGATTTCTCGCTGCAGAGCGTCGTATTTCTCCTGTCCGAGCGTACCAGCCTCAAGCTGCTGCTTCGCCTGGGCTTGCGCTTCTTTCAGACTTGACAGCTTTTTTTCTGTGCCGTCGATGGCATCCTGCAAAAGTCTTTGCTTTTGCGCCAGCAGGTCAGTGTTTCCCGGATCAAGCTTCAGCAGCCTTTCCACGTCGCGCAAAGAGGACTGCGTTTTGCTTAAATCGCTGTTTACATGTTTCAAGGCACTTTCGAGCGGTTTGGTCTTCCCGTCGATCTCGATGGTGATCCCTTTGATTCTCGATGCCATTGCTCCTCCTTTCTAAAGCGCGTCTATATCTGCCTGGGTGGCTATCAGTGGATATTTGTAGTCGTCGTTTTTTAATTCGACGAACATGTCATTTACCATCCCGATAGTCAGATCGTCCAAGTCAGATATAGAAATACCGCACTGCACGCATCTAAGCATGAACAGTGCGGTATTGATCCTTCTCACTGACCTACGGTCTTTTTTTTTGATGTCGAAGTCTGATGCAGGTTATCTTCCCACATTTTCATAATCGTGCCATAGGTGCCCGTGATCGCTCCGATCTCGAAGCTAGCCAGCCACTCGAAGATGTCTTCTGGCTGTTCTGGCTCTGCCTGGCGGTTGCAGACGAAAATCAGATTTTCCATCATTTCCAGTTCTTCCGGTGTGAATGAAACCGAATCGTCCTTCTTTTCTTCGTCTTTCTTTTTTCCCTCGTTGCTCAGCCGTTCATACATGGCATCCATTTGCACGATGATGTCTTTTCCGAATTTCGCACGGTAGATTCGCGGCGTGGCCGCTGACATCTTTAATTTGTGATCAGTCCCGAAGATCTTACACATTATGCAGCCTCACTTTTCTGGTAAACAGATTCATACCATTTGCTGTATACGGTAGAATCGGTGTCTTCTGTGGTCTTGCAGCGAATGATCCCGTCCGCGTTTGGCGCGCAAGAGATCGTTACTGTATCCGTTCCAGGCTCTACGGACTCCTCCTTAGTGTCGGATCCGATGGACGGGCGCGTCATGGTGCAGTTATAGAAGCAGAATCGCGTTGCCTTTGTGTCTGTCGTGATTTCAAACAGCAGCGCGAATGCTTTGGATGTTTTGGACGCATCTTCAAACAGGACTTTCTTTGCGTCTTCGATTTCCTGCAGAACCGCTGTTCTGATTTCGTCCGTAAACAGTGCCATTTCCAGATCTCCCTCATATCCGTTGTTAGCTGCAGTCTGATAGTAGACGATGTCGTCAGCGTAGAACTTGTTGATATCACCCTGCGCTTCCAGGGACAAAGACTTTGCGCCCGGGAATTTGATCGGTGTTTCGTACGGTGCCGATGTGCTGTCAGACATTACCGCAATGTGTACGTTTTTCAGCCCAAATTTTACTTTTGCCATTTTTACCTCCTCATAGTGTGAAATAGTAGGCTGTCATGATCAGCCTTTCTTGTTCGATATAACTTTCTTCTTTTTCCCACGGGGTATCGTTTGCTGCGAAGATCTGTTCGATCTTGCTTTCGATCTCGTGGTCTTTCTTTTCCGTGTACAGTTCCAGGATGTAGTCCGTTCTTTCCAGGTACACGATGTTGTCCGCCGCGAAGTTCTCCGTCATGTCTTCGTAGTACACGGCAAACGGTATCGGCGGCTTGCTCCTGTACACCCGATACCTGATAGGAACTACTTCCTTGATCTGCTTTATAATCGTGTCGATCATTTTAATATCCTCCAGAATCTTTCCGGTGCTTCCCTGGCGATCTGGTCTTCCACTGGTTTGATATGCACGATGGCACCGACAGTTCCTCCGCCTCTTTTGGCGTGTCCTTTTTCCAGAAGGTGCGGCAGCTGGTAGTGTCGATTGTGTATTATGTATTTTGTTCCTTGTTTTGTTACTTTCCAGCCTTTGGCATATTTCCCACCACGCGGCCGCCTTGGCGACGTTTGCTTCAGCGTTCTGACGCCTTCTTTTGCCAGTTCCTTCTTGGTATCTTCCAGGGCTTCCGTCACTTCTTCGGTGTATTCATTCAGACATCGCATGATCTCATTCGCCAGCTGGCTCGGCTTTATTGTACTCATGGCTTCTCCCTCAGATAGATCTCTGTGTATCCGTCGACTCTCCTGTACTTTCGTTCTACCGCATAAATTTTTCCGTACAGTTCTACCTCGTCAGCTCCGTTTTCTTCATCGGTTCTGACGACGATCCCGCATACCATCCGCAGCCCTTCTCTGGCTGCTTCATAGTACTCGTTTTCGTTGATCGAAAAGATCCCACAGAACACCTCCGCTCTGATTTCAGTCTCTGGCACATCGTTGTCCGCTGCGTCCGGGTCGAACCGGCGACAGATCAGTGTGCACTCATCGTTCAGCGCCGCCTGTTTTTTTGTGCTAATTTTCATAACTCTCCTTTTGGCTTAATGCCAGCGCCGCACTCGCTCTGTTGTATGCAGCTTCGTACTTTTCGCCTTCGCCCTCGAAATTCGTCATCCATTTGCAGTAAAATTCTGCTGCATTGAAAACCAGCGGATTTACCAGGTCTGCATCCGTCACGTTAGCGCCGGATCGTTTCAGGTCCAGCAGTGCCGCTTTGATGTAGTTTTCCACTTCTGCTTTCAGCGTATCGCTTTTTCTTCGGATCCGCTTCATCATCTCCTGTACGTACTCGTCCATGTGCCCCTCCAAAAAACAAATTTAAGAGGGCAGCCTCTGCCGCCCTCTGTTCATACTCTAGCTAGTTGCTTTCACCAGTTTCACGAATGCCTCTCCCAGTGCCGGGGCACCGTCGAAAATCGCAACGCCCAGGTACTTGTTGGAGTTGGTGTCGATGTCGAAATCCGCTTTCACGTTTACGGACTCGGCCAGATTTGCAACGTACTTCTTCAGATCGCCCAGGTATGCCTCGTGCTCCGTTACTCTGGAATCGATCAGAACCGGGTATCCGTAAACGTAGTAGTTTCTTCCTTCGCGTGTCACGATGTCGTTTTTGGAGTTATCCTGTAACGGCATAAAGTCTGTATACAGTGTCTTCTTAGACATGATGAATTTTGCGTTTGCATCATATCCGCCGCCAAGCAGTCCGATCAGTGTCTGCACATTTGCAGCCGTCAAGCTTCCTGCCTTGGCTACGCTCACGCTGTTTGTGTCGCCCCAGGTATTTGCCTTTTCGATACCTTTTGCCTGGCTGGTTCCAGTTCCGTTGATGATCATGTCGGAAATCTTGTCTGCGATAGATTCAACCAGCATATCAACCAGCCATCCCTCGAACGCGTTGATGGACATCGTTTTTACTGTGTCGGAAACCTGGATCAGTTTAGTTACTTCCCATCCGGACAGGCTTACCTTTACCAGCGTATCTGCTGCTGGTGTGATGCTGGCGTTTTCCGTGTGGACAGCCGCAGCATTGTTTGTTCCTTCAACGGCAAATGTTACATTCCCCTGGACCTGCAGCAGCGTGATCTCCTGCAGCAGTGGTGCTCTTTCTTTCAGCTTGGTGATGATCTCTTCCGCGGTCTGCGTCGGGATCACTGCTCCGGCAGAAGATGCTCCGGACGAATATGCTGTCAGTTCTTCCGGGGAAAGCTCCTTACCCTGCAGGCGCTTGAAAAAAGCTACCCTGTAGACCGCTTCCTTGTTTTCCGGATCGCCTGCCATGTTTTCGCGTGTGGAGAACGGTGCCGGCGGCTGGATGTTTGCCAGTGCGTTCAGATTGGCAATTTCAGTTGCTGCAACTTCAAACTCTTCGTCGAGTCTTTCCACCTGCGCTCTTTTTTCTGCGGCTTCCGCCACCTTTCCGGCGTCCAAAAGCTCCTGCGCTTCCGCGATCAGTGCGTTACGTTTGTTCATGTATTCTTCTCTATTCATGTTTTCCCTCCAGTCTTAAAAGTTTTAATCTTTCCGCTTCAACGGCTTTTCCGCCGAGAGCGTTTCTTGCTCTATTGATTTGTTCTGTTGTTAGGATTTCGCAAAATCCGTTGTACAGCCCCGGAGCCTGGGCGATCTCGTCCACGAATCCCAGTTCTACCGCTCGTTCTGCGTTGATCCAAGTTTCCTCGTTCATCATTTGTAAAAGTGCGTCCCGTTCCATTCCAGTCTTTGCGACGTATGCAGCGGCGATCGCCTGATCGCATTCCCGCAAGACGGCCGCTTCGTGCTCGAACGCCTGGTGATCCCCTCTTGCTCCGCCGCTGACATTGTGTATCATCAGCATGCCAGTCGGTGCGATGCACGACTCGGCAGCACAGGCTATCACTGATGCCGCAGATCCGGCGAATCCTACGATTTCGATTTTTTTGCTTCCGGTCATCGTCAGGATCGCGTGGTAGATCTCCGATCCTGCGAATATAGATCCGCCTCCGGAATTGATCTCGAAGACGATGTCGTCTCCGTCCGCTTCGGCGATTCCTGTTTTAACCTCATTGGGGCATGTGGCTTCGATTCCGAAGTAATCATAAAAGCCTTTATAATCATTCGGTATGATCGTTCCCTTGATTCCGATCCGTTTCATTATTCCTCACCTCCTTCCCCCTCGGTCGCCAGTCCAGTATCTTTTCTGCGCAGCGGCTTGTCTCCGCCTGGAACTGGCGCGAGATTGAATGCTTCTCGCCATTCGTTCGGCGTGAGTGCTCCGCGGTCCACCATCTCCCGCATATTCAGCTTGGTGGTGATGGACGCGTGCTGCAGGTTTGCAGATTCGAAAAATATCTTGTTCCCATATCCGCGCTGACGGCGGTTGAACAGTTTCCTGGTGAATTCGTTGCCTAGTTTCATCGCTACCGGCTCGATCACCTGCTCGAAGTAGGCGTCCCATTCTTCTTCGTTAGCGATCGATTGCACGATTTTTTTGTTGGTATTAAAAAAATTCAGGATCCGCTCATAAATGCGGTCCTGAACTGATGCGTTCGGCACGTAGTCTTTTGGTTCTACCCTGGTGGCGTCTGTTTTAGCATCAACGCCAGCAGCGCCGAAGGTGTCTGATTCGTAGTCCAGATAGTTTTCCACGAATTCTTTTACCCGGACCCTGGTGTCTTCTGGCCGGAGCGATGTGTTGAATTTTAACAGCCAGCGGATCACGCCGCTGTTTTTGATGGCTTTTATCAGCCCCTGATCCATGACCGTTACCAATTCCATCAATCCCACGAGCGCGGGTGCCGGGGACGTCCCGAAAATATAATTCTCTCCGTAGTCTCTGCGGATGTGGATCACGTCCTCGTATTTCACAGTCATGCGGTCGCCGTATTTCAGAGTAAAGTCCAGCCACAGCGTTCCGTTTTTCGTTACGGCTTCTGCTCCGTAGCACGGTACCGGGTAGATCCCTGCGGGTATCCCGTTTTCGTCTCGCGTGATCATTGCAAAAGCGTTCCCGTTCAGTGCCAGCTGTGTCGCCATCTTTTCCTGCATGTCCTGCCCAGTCATGTACTGGTTCGGCTCTTCTAGCAGGAATCGCATGTATACTTCCGGGTTTACCTCGATCTGTTTCTCGCCGTTTTCCTCTGACTCTCTGATGTGTTTCGCCAGCAGCTTTCCGATGGCGGTCACTTCCGGCCGGATGGTCGCCCGCACCAGTTCGCTCCGGTACAGTACGCCGTCATAGGAATAGAATCCATTCTGCCCGACGGTGACCATCTGGAATTTTGATTTATTTTGTTTTCGACTTTTGAAAACTTTCAGTAGCCTCATTGTTCCTCCTAAATCAGCGTTACGTATTCCTCCATGTTGTTTTCCAGGACCGTGTATCCGTTGATCAGCGTCACAGCTCCGTCGATCCTCTGGCGGCGATCGGTCGATTTCACCGGCTGCACGTTCCCGTTTATATCTTCCTTGGCGTGTAGGTTTATCAGGTTCCACACGTCTACCGGATTGTTCTCATGAACGATTTTCCCGGCTTCCAGATCCGCCCTGAAATTTTTCATTGGTTGGGACAGTGTGTATGGTCCCTGTCTTACCGGCACCATCGCATCCCGCCCGAATGCCTGCTCAAACAACAAAAGCAGCGAGTCGTCCATGTGCCATGGGTCGTATGCCACTTTGTAGATGTATATGTCCTCTTTTTCCTGGAATTCTAAAAGCCAGTCCAGCATCACTCGTTTGTTTACCCGATTCCCTTCATAGGTTCTCATGTAGTCCTGCTGGATCCACAGCCGGTATGGCGCATCGTCTCGTTCTTTTTCGTTGCCGTTTTTATAAACCGCTTCAATGACCGACTCTGGGATCCAGTACATGGACTTTGTATATATGTTTTCGTCATCGCGCCGCATGAACATTACACGGGCGGAGTTTAAATCTACGGAGTCGGCTGCATCCAGGCTGGCGATCCCGTATCGGAAATTTGCATCCGGTATCTTTTTGTCGTTTATGATGCTCTCGTACTTTAGGAACGCAGATGCTGCGTTTTGTCTGACGTTGAAATCCTTGGTGAGTACTGTCGGCAGGAATGACGGATCGTCTTTCGCTTTGTCTACGATATCCTGCAGGTAGCTTTCACTTTTGATCGTTCCCAGTCCGGGGTTTGCCATGATCCAGTATTTCGGCTCTTTCCACTGCGACATCTCATCCAGTTCGTAGATGAACGGGAGAAATCGCTTGTTTGGCGTGGTCAGTTTTCCGTGGAGCAGTTTGTCTGCATATTCGTACTGACTGTCGAAAATGCCGTTTCTGACGAATCCCATGGTTGTGATGGCGATCAGCAGCGGCTGACTGCGTGCCCCCATCGACTGTTTCATGTCGTCGTAGATCTTCCGCTTCACCATGGCGCCCAGCTCATCGACCACGGCCGCATGTGCGTCCAGGGAGTCCAGATCTTTGACATTTGATGCCATCGCTTTGATGGTGCCCATGTTGTAGTCGCAGTACAGATCCGATGCCCGCTTGTGCAGGTGCGCGGCGATCGCTGAACTTTGGCGTCGCATATTGTTTGCCGCATTCCAGCCTTTCATCGCCTGCTCGTACTTTGTGGCCAGATTGTAGATTTCCGGCGCGCCTTCGCCGTCGTTCATGCACAGATCTAATTCGATCGCTGCGGCTTCGGTGGTCTTTCCGTTTTTTCTGCCTTCTACGATAAAAACTTCCTGATACTGTCTCAGGTCATCATCGTCCACGAATCCGAACACCGCCTGCCAGCGTGCTTTCTGGAACAATTCCAGTTTTAACGGCTGTCCGACTTTTCCGGCTGGGACTTTGCAAAATTTTTCAATAAATTCGATGTGCCTGTTCGCCAGTTCCAGGTCGAAATGAAACTCGTCCGGGTTTGCCGCATTTTCTAACAGCATTTCCGAAATCCGTTTCATTTTTTCGCACGCCAGGATTTTTCCATCGTATATTCCTGTGAAATATTCTGCGAACTCGCTCATCGTTTCTTTTTGACGAATCCGATCAGCTCATCGTTCGCCGATGCTCCTTCTGGCATCAAATCCACCAACGCTTTGATGGTCGCGTTGTAGTTTTTGATCATCGTGTTGTACGTCTTCTGCGCGGGGTTTTCAGATCTAACTTCAAACCCGTTTCCATTTACCGCTTCAACGATCGCTCCTTCTTTGTTGATCTGATCCTGCAGGTCTTCCAACGTCACCTCCATGAATGCGGCTTTTTGACATAGTTTTACTGCAATATTTTTGCGGTCTCTGCTTAGATTTCTGCAAAAACCTTTGAATTTGCGCAGCTCCGTGGCGATCCTCTCTTCTTTTGTTTTATTTATTTTATTTTCCATAAAGGACCCCTTTCATATGCGCGTCACGCGTGAAAAATGAGGTGCACTCATCGGTCTCTTTTGGGATGGGTGCCCTTTTCCGGAAGGGGGGCGTCTGGTTTAGGGACTGGCATCCCGTTCCGGTCAAAAAAAACAAAAAGCTTTCGTTCGCCTCTTGCCTCGTTGAAGTGTTCTTCTTCTGCGTCGTGGCAAGGCTTGCACTCTAGCTTTAAGTTCTCTTGATTCAAACTAATGTTCGCATCCGATATGTTCGCAGGTGTCAACGGTTTGATGTGATGCACGATCACGCCCAAGTTCCTGCGGCATGTCTCGCACAGTCCGCCGTCTGTCGCTGTGCGCTCTGCGATGTATGCAGCTCTGGTCTTCTTCCAAGCTGTCGAATTATAAAATTGTTTCGCGAATTCTTTTGCCATTTTCAAAAAATAAAAGACAAGGATCACGCCTACCCTGTAGAGGTGTGATCCTTGCTTGTGTATGATCTTGCGCAATCCTTATTTGCTCAATATCATTTTATCATTTCGCGCATGCTAATTGTGCTAATCTTCCCGGAGATATCCGTTGATCAGCTGATCGATACGCTGGCGTGAATAGTTCAGTTCTTCTCCGATCTCTGCGTTGGTCTTGCCGTGACGCAGCTTCTGGCGAAAAATATGATAAAGCAGCGGGTCATCGATGTGATCTACCCACTCTTCTACTTCCTCGATTGCCTTCTCGTATTCCGCTTCACGCTCCCGCAGCAGTCTCGCCCACTTGTCTCCCGTCGTGTTGTCGATGCTCTCGATCTTCATGCGTGACGGCAGGTATGGGAACTCCGGCGAGGATCCTTTCGCCACGTCGGTCATCACGTGTCCTTCTGCCCGTTCGACTCTGCCTGCGTACTTCCTCAGGTCTTTTCGGATACTCTCCAGCGCCACGGTCATGCTGCGGTACTCTTCCAGTCTTTTTTTATTCACTCCATCCCCTCCAGTTTTCCATATCAAGTTCCAGCTGCTGATCGGTGCGGTAGATCTTTTCTGGTCTGACTCGCTTGCCTCGCCGTCCCTTTGCCGGTCCGTCCAGGCTGACCAGTATGTACTCTTTGCACTCCACATCCAGGACGGCGTGATCGTATACCCGGACAGTATCCTCGTCCAGGTAGTAGCCTTTCGGTACCTGGATCTCATCCGATGCTTTCCGACTGCTGATCTTCTCTCTTCTGGTCTCTGGCGTGACGATGCTGCGGCTGCAGTTGTATCTTCGCTTGCTCGGGCTTCCAGCTTCCCGGAATGTCTTTTCGGTTTCTTTCAGCAGGTACTCCGCCAGTTTGTAGTAGTTGCCGGTATCATCTAATGGTCTCACATTTACAAATCCATACTTCCATTTGCCCTCTATCAGTTCCAGATCCTGACGGCTCATCGCGATGTGGTGGTGGATCCGCTGGTGCTTATACTCCGTCACCGCGATCCACTTGAACTTGATCTCTCTTTTTTTACAGTGCAGGTGCAGATTGCGCAGAAATCTTTCCAGATCCTTTTTCGCTTCTGCAGCTGACGGAGCATCTTCGTATGTCAAGGTCAGGAAATAGTCTCCTGGCACGAAGTTATGATTCAGTTTTGCCGTCAGTGCCTTGACCGCGTTTCTGAAATTTAATTTCGCCACAGCTTCCGGAGTCGGGTTCGACTTAGGCTTTCTTTTTTCTCCTTTTGTGTAGACTCTGCTGATCGCCTTTAGGCTGATCAACTTCGTTCTCCCTGCTATGATTGTGTCTCGAAAATACATTTCATGCTCCATTGTTAATACTCTAATCGAGTTTCAAGGCGGGCTTCTGCCCGCCGGTGTTTCCTTTATATATAATGTAGGATTTTATTTGTCGATTTCGTTTTCTATGTGTTCCTTGATCCATTTCTTGAACTCTTGCACTTGTTCATCTTCTTGCGCAGCTTGTACGCGTCCTTCATCGTGAAATCTTTCATTCTTCGCCTCCTACAGCATCGATAGGATCCGGCCGAGCTCTTTGGCGGCGTCTCTGTCCAGCGTTCCGATCTTGGCGGATCTGACATGATCCGGATCCCAGGTCCTGATGTCTATCTTCGGGTCCTGGCCGTTCCAGGACACCAGATTGACCTCTTTCGTCCATCCGGAATCGGTCTGATCGAACACGCCATAGTGCTCGATGATGCTGAATGTGAATTCTTTATTTCCCATGTTGTTCCGTCCTTTCACTTATCTCTCACTACAAAATCATAGTTCACGCAGTTAAAGTCATCTTCGCGCTCTGGGATCGGCATGCATACTCCAGCCGCATCTTTTACGTACAGCCTTCCATCGATTTCTATAATCGTCATAGGATAATAGCCGCCCATTCTGCGATATGAATCAATCTTTTTGCCGATCAGTTCTCTTGCGTTGCCTTGATATAATCTCATTCTGCACCGCCTTCCTGGTACGATTCCGGCAACGGCGCCCAGGCGATGACGTTGTACAGCAGTTTCTCCCAGCCCTCGTCGTACACCACCCAGTCTTTGAATATTGGATTCCACCAGCCCACCAGTACGAACAGATCATCTCCTTCGTCTGGTCTCTGCACTATTACCAATACATCGTCAGCTCCGTCCGGCAGTCCCTGCGTCACCGGCATCCAGTCTACTCTCATCCTATTTCCTCCTTACTATGATATAGTCTCCCCAGTTGGTGATGTGTGCCTGGTCGGTGTAGATCACCACGCCACCGCCTTCCCAGCACTCTACCCTTCCGGCTGCGCTACTACATTCTGCCGGGACTGCAGATGCAGCCCCGATCCCTATTCCGATCCACAGGATCGTCAGTGCTGCCGCTGCAGCTGCTATGATCAGGATGGCGCGTTTCATTCCTCGCTCTCCTTATCTTTTTCCATTTGTGCTATGTAGATCTGTGTGGCGCACTGGACCACAGTTTCTTGACAACCACCGGTGCCATTACGGAAGCACTTAACGCAGGCGTTTGCTACCATTATCATTATTTCTTGAAACGTCATTCCTCATCACTCCAATCTATTCTTTGTCCACAGTTCGGGCAGTAATCATAATCGTCATAATCAACCTCATATCTTGTTTCGCAGTTCGGGCATATCCACGTGTTATACACGAACGTACCGTCCGGTGCATATCCATCGCCTTCATATATTGGCCTGCACGGTTTTTCTTTGCTCGCGCTCCACTGCATGGGATTTTCTTCGTATCCCTTGATGATGCTGATTGCCCTTCCGATTCCTTTCGCTATCTGGCATTGATCAATTTTGTTCATTTCATCTTTTTCCCTGTGTAATCTTATGATCACACGGTCCAGATCTATCGCTGTCGGGATTCTGTCGATCATTTCCAGTGTGATGATCTCTCCCACGTTTTCTTCTCTTTCTTCCTCCGTATTTTCGAAGTCCAGGCAGTACAGCAGGTCTTCTTCCCTTATCAATCTACTCACAGTCTTCCCTCCTTTTCCAACCTTTGAAGCGTCGTATCCATCCCTGCTCCTTCCAGTACTTTTAGTTCTGCACATTCACCGTTCTCTTCGTCGCGGAGCATCACGTGTACGTTTCTTTTTTTGTCGATGTGCAAATGCACTCCCAGCTGTCCCGCTTTGACTGCAGCCTTTACGTCAAACGGATCTATCATCTTCACTTTTGCCGTCCACTTTCTCCTTCATCTTGTCCACTATTCTTTTGTCGATTTCAATACATATCGTCTTATAAATCTGTCCGCATACTGCGGATGCATTAAACTTCTTCCCTCTTTCGCCGTGGTTTTATCCTTTCCCCTCACCTGGCAAATCTTCCGGGTCTCCACCCATTCAATCGCTTCAAAAATCAGATTCGTTTTCGGTTCGCAGTTCACAAACCAATACTGGGTCGGCTTTTTAAAATAATCTCCATCCTCTCTCCTGTCGTAATCTATTACACACGGCTTCAAGCTCCAGTATTTTGTCAGATAATGATCCGCCGCATATGGATTTTCTATAATGAGCTTGAGACCTCTGTTCATGAAAATAACGGCGAGCTGGGATATTTTTTCGTAAAGCTCATGCAGTTCTTTATGCATCCCCATCCCATATTCCAGTTTTTGTACATCCGACCACTTCTTTTGCTGGTATCCTTCGCCACGAAAGAGCAAAGGAATCTGTACTTCGAATCGAGTGCACGGAAAGAACGCCATGGTTACATCCTCTTTCTTGATATCATCAAACACGCATGGTTCATTTTGATATCCCCTCTCAATCTCCTTGAACAGATCACACACAACATCGGTTTGCCCCCAGGTATTTGAAATGTCATAATCCAGTGCCGGAACGCCATTTTTTATGAATGCATTTTTGAACGTCCCCGATTGCTCAAATAATAAATGTGCTCTCATTCCATACCTCACCTTCTATTTCTGTCACTTTTCTCCTCTCAGTTCTTCCTCTGTCACGTCCAGCAGCTCGCACAGTTTCGCCATCCGCTTTTTCTTAGGGATCGCTTTCCCTCTGCAGTAATGGTTTATGTTCGTCGAATCTATCCCTACAGCTATGGCAAACTGTCGCTGGCTTTTATATTTTTTGGCTATTGCATTTTTAAGATTTTCCCCGAAGGTCACCCGCGCTTTTTTCTTCGCTGCTTCCGTAGCCTGCTTTTCCGCCGGATCCAGCGCCGGCTTGATGCCCGTGCCGGTTCGCTGTCGTTTTCCAGAACGGTACCGGGTGCATCCTACGATCGGACAGCCCCGTCGTTTTCGCGTGATCACCATATAGTCGCATGTTCCCTTGTCCGGTCCTTTGTGGGGATGGTAGACGCAGTCGGTTCGGGTGCAGCAGTACTTACTCGACATTTTCCTCGCCCTCCTGGTAGATGACTGGTTTTCCCAGGCTTCTGGCATATTCCAGTTCGTGGCATGCTCCCGGGCTATCCTGCCAGTTTGATAGCATGTAAATGGCGTCGCAGATCTGGATCAGCACCTCATCCAGGCGCATGTACTCCGCCCATGCCAGTTTGTCTCCGTAGTCGATGCCGGTCGGCGAGATCGGGATCACGTCCGGACGGCACAGCTGCCGTTTTGCTTCCCTGAAATTCTCCGTGATCTCCTGCGCTTCCAGTCCGGTCATCTTTCCAGATATGTATATTCTTTTGGCTCTCGTATCGTCCTGCGGTCCGATGGCTCTCTGGATCCGCTGACGAATGTCTTCGTTTGCAGCTTCTTCCCTCAGCATCTTGATGATCTCTTCCAGCAGGGCCTCCTTTTTCAGTCCTGCGAATCTCGGCGTTTTTTCAACCATTTTTTCGAGTCGTCTTATTATCTTTTTTTCGTCTACCATGTTCTTTCTCCTGTCGCAGCAGCCCCCGCAGGCGGATCACCTCGTTGATGATTCGGTCGCCCTCTTTCGGGTAGTTCGCCCGGTAGGCTGCACGTGCTTCTTCATCTTTTCGCTTTATCTGTTCCTCCAGGATCTCGATCCTGGTCTTTGTCTGCCGCCGGATCTTCGGTGGCTCTTCGTGCTCCCGCTGCTGGTTCTTTTTCTGGTTTTCGGCGATCCGTTTCTGCAAAGCCTGATACTCTGGATCATCCAGCAGGCAAGCGTCATGTTTGCATTCGCCGTCCGTCATGCGCCCAAAGCACAGCACGGAATGGGTTGGGCAAAATAAAAAGGATCCGTATTTTTCAAATCGCTCTTTTCTGATCTTTTCGTTCATACGTCTCCTTTCTGTTCGTTTGCCCCTCTAGGTTACATACTTCTTATGGCTGATTTTTACATTCTCTTGTGCGCTCTGTGCATAAATCAATGTTGTCTGAATCTCGGTATGACCCAGCATCTGCTGCACCTGTTCAATCGGCATCCCTCTGTTTAGTGCCAGAGTGGCGGCCGTTCTTCTGAAGCGATGCGGATGTACGTTTTCGATTCCAATACTCCTTCCAAGGTCTCGCAAATTTGATTCATACCATGACTGTTTTAAACGATTGTGAGGCTTTGCCTGCCCAACAAATAGGTACGGGTTGTCATCATTTCGCTCTTTTAGGTATTCCCTGATGGCAAGCTGTGCCTTCGCATTCAGGTAAACATACCTTTCCTTTTGTCCTTTTCCGTACACGATTATGGAATCTCCAGTAATATCTTCCCTTTGGATGAATTCAATTTCGCCAACCCGAACGCCTGTAGAGAGCAGCACTTCGATCACTGCCCGTTCTCTTTTATCTCTGGCTGCATTTCGGATTTTTTCAATTTCCATTTCCGAAAAGGCTTTTTTGATTCTTTTAGGCGTTTTAATTTTCTTCATCTTCAATGTCGGATTTCTCGGCACATATTCTTCCGCTGTACACCATCCAAAGAAGCTTCGCAGGATACGTAAGACATTATTTTGTGTCACCGCAGATACGCCCCTTTCGATAGCTAGCTTTGCTATGTACAATCGAATGTCGTCTGTTTTAATTTCCGGAATCGGCTTTCCTATTCCTTCTCGGAATTTTTTCAACTCGTCTCCGTAATACTGGAGGGTGCGTTCTGTGCAACCCTCCACTTTTTTCGCCACAAGAAACATTTTGTAAATATCTATGTCAATGCTTGAATATGGCACGATGTTAACGCTCTTTCTGTCAACCTCAAACTCCTCAAGCGCGATGAGCGCTGCTTCCCTTATCATTTCCAACTGAAACGATTCAAAGTTCTCTGACAGAAGTCCTATCAATTTATTGATAGCTTGATCCTTCACCGCAAACACCTTCCTTCGTTATATACACTTCAGCACGTAAAGGGGAGTGTAGAACTTCTGCAAAGCTCCAGCCTTTTCTCCCGTTAAAGTATCACCTTGGATCACTACTGCGTTTATCCCGGCCATAGACAGCTGCGTATACGTCATATACACTCCCGTCCAGTCCAAGTCTTGAGCAATCACTTTGAGCGTGTCTTGATAATTTCCACCCGCAGCCTGAATAGCCTTTGCTTTCGCTAGCACCATGCCTCCTCCGCCACATGCAGGTTCGTTTACAATTACTTTTTGCTCCGGATCGTTTGGCTGCATCATCGCTACTAATTCGGCTAAATGAAACGGGGTAAAAAACTGACCTGTGCTCTTGTTCCCCATATTCCCCTCCATGTAGATTTGCCCCAGGTAATCGTTGATCTCCGTGTCAAACGCCTCCCACAGCATTCCCATCATGTCCGAAAAACGGCTCATGCTTTCTGCTTCATAGGTTCTGGCAAGTTGCCTATATTCTTCCTCGCGCTCCCAAGAAAACCACACTTGATTTGAAATAGAAATCGCCATAAATTTTACCCAGTCACAAAATAGAGAGTGCCTATTCCTCGACCCATCAAAATTGTTAAAAGTTTTAATTATCTGGTTAACAACGCTCATTTCTTCATCGCTTTCTGTTTATAAATAATTCCGCCCGATCAGTGCCATCCAGTCGGCGTGGGCTTCCTCAGCAGTCGCTCCGGCAGCGATCTGCTCCTCTTCGTATTTGGTCTGATAGTACATTCTCCATTTCCGGTTTTCGATGCGTGCCCAGTCGTCACAGTTTGCGTGCAGGCGGGCGTGGATCTCCGGGCAAACATCGACCTGGAATCCCAGCTCTATGCTTTTTTGGCGGTTCGGCCCGCCAAAAATCTCATGGCGCTCGGCACCCGGACAATCAGTATACCAGCATCGCCTTTGCGGCTTATCTTTGTAGCCGTTAGCCAGCAACTTCTTTTTGGTCGTCCTTGGTTTGGGGAATGGGCAATTTCTATAATATCCATCCGGATCATCATACTTGGCTCCCTTGCTCATATTTCATAGTCCTCTTCACTTTGATTTTTTCACCACCGGCGATGGTGATCGTAGTACCGTCTACTGCGATGGTCGCTTTCTGAATATCTCCGTCTACTACCATCTCGCCCAGAACGGCTATGGTCATGGCAGTTCTGTCTTTCACGGGGCGGAAGCCCTCCGCTTCGCATCCGCTTCCGATCAGCTTGGCCAGTTCGTTTGTCATGGCTATCTTTCGCCGATGCACCGCTTCCTCTTGCCTCATGCCTCCGCAGCTGCAGTCTCTTGATGCCTGTCTATCTGCGTCTTCTTGATCTTCTGCGATGATATTTATCTCGTTTCCGCAGTACTTGCATTTCCCAGTAAAAGTACCCAATCTCTTTCACTCTCCTCTCTTGTAGGTTTTTTATAATTCCATCATCGGGCGGTTTCATGCTCCCGATGAGCACTCTGGTGATCCTGGCGTTGCGTTCTTCTTCCCGCTGCGCCAGGAAGTCCTCTTCTGCTCGCCAGTTCATCGTTCGATGACTCGGCCGGATGCTCCGTTCCCGTAGATCTCTTTGGCAATCTCCAGCATATTCATGCCGTTGCTGTTAGCGTCGGCGTGGATCCGGCGCTCAAAGCCGCCCAGGTAGCGGATCACGATCCACTCTCTTCCATCTTCCTTCTGGTATTTGATGTTCTCAACGCCAGAGCGGTCGTCAGCTATGACGGCCGCTTTCAGGCTGTTCACGAAATCTTTTTTTGAAATGTTCATCGTCCTGTTCCTTTTTCTGAATCGGGAGCACGAACGCCAGCAGGATCGGGAGCACCCACTCCGGGCCGATCCCGAATTCTCCGCGGCAGATCCATGCCCCGCCTATGGTTATGATTGTTGTTATGGTTAAAATAAGGATTACTGCAAAGACTCTCATGCTGTCGCCCCCTCTTTCTCTTTCTGGGCTTTTTCTTCTGCCCGCTTTCGTTCAACGTATGCCGTCGCTACTTCCACGCAGGCTTTCGTGAATCTCTCCCGGTATCCGGGAGTGAACTCAACCACAATTTTTACTTCTTTCCGTTTTCTCGCCATCTTCTTTCCTCCTGTTCAGGTCGACCATGGCTTTACCATATCCGATCAATTCGCCCTTTTTGCCTTCCGTCATGTATGGCAGGGCGTCTGCTACTCTCTTCATGACTTCAATGTCTCTCTGATCGTTGGTCATCCTACTCCCTCCTTTCGTAGAGCTCTGGCTGCTTCTGCATCGGCATCCAGGCTTCGATGGTTTCCAGGTCACTGACCACCCAGTCAGCCCTGAACTCTGCAGTCCCTACGCTGCGCATCCCATCTTCGTTGATGGTCACCCAGTATGTCCCGTACTCGATTGGCGTGCATTCTCTGGCATCGTGCCACTCGTTTTCCCATAACAGGTCATCGACTTCTTCCGGCGTCATGCCAGTGTCTTCGTATTCTGTCAGCCGGCCTAGTATTTCGCCAATGGTAGCCTCACATGCCGTGTATGTGTACGCTCCATCGTTTGCGCTCCTTGTTAATCTTTCCATTGTTTTTCCTCCTGTTCTATGATCCACGCTTCGTGTGCCTGCGCACATCGCTCCAGATCGGTGATTTTCTGCAGCATATCGCTGCGGATCTCGCATGCCTTTTGCGCATGCTTGTACAGCTCCCGCAGCGCATTCCTTACCTGGCTTTGCTGTCTTAGAACTTCCACGCGCTCACTATGGTCGACTTCTCTCCACTCTTGCAGCCGTCTGTACAGTTTCACATTCAGCACCGCTTCCATGACGGCCACCACTAGCAGAATAACTATCGCTATTGCAAATTCATTCATTGTTTCCCCTCCATCTGTACTCCGTCTCTACTACTTCCCAGTGCTGTCCTTTTCTTTTCGATCCTGGCGATCATTTCGTCCGCCATCGCTACACGTCCGACATCCACGATTATCTCCCTGGCACCGGCTTCTCCCAGTTTGTCTTTTGCTATCACATACAGGTTCGTCATAACCAGTGCAGTATCCGCCATGATCTCAACCAGACCTCCTTCTATTTCTGTGATCCCGTTTTCTGTTTTAATCATAGTTTGATTCCCTCCTTATCCGCCAGCAGCAGGCGGCCGACCTTTGTGATCGTGCCATATGTGCCGGCTCCGTATTTTTTCACCAGTTCTTTTCTGGTGATCTCTCCGACCACTTCCCATGTGTCGGGGTCTACCAGTTGGTAGACTTTTTCCGGTTTTGTTTTCATGCTCTTCACCTCCAGCGCTCCGGGACTCCCAGCTGCAAAGCACCCTCCCGGGTGTCTGCATAGTATTTTCCTCCTGCTGGGTCTATGAATACCCAGCCCTCAAAATTTCTTTTACTGGCAGCGCCGTGGTCGTTCGACCAACGCAATATCCCCACATTAACCATTTCTTTTATTTCTCCCACGATCCCCAGTAGTGTCGTGTGGTCATCACTGACTACCCTCCAGATCGCGCTGGTGTTTCCGCGTCCTTTTAATAACTTCATCCCTCTGTCCCCTCCTAATAATCCTGTTCTCTGCAGGTGTCGTCGATCTGCTGCAAAGGATCCGAACGGCGTCCCCATCCTAATCCGTCGGCGTCTTCCAGCGTTTCGATGTAGCCGTCCAGGATGAACGCCGGGTCGTATCCGGTTTCTTCTGCGGTCAGCTCCGCACGTCTCATTAAATAGTTTTTGAATGTTTCTGCCTGTTCTGCGCTAATGTTGATGCTCATGATTTCCTCCTTGCTCTACTCCCGTCCCCGTGGTAAACTGCAAGACGAAAGGATGTGATATTAAATGAATTTAACTCCCGGTCTTGTGACCTCGGTCATCGCTCTTGCCGCGATCGTTTCTCCCACGCTGGTCGCGATCATCAACAACGCTCACCAAACCAAACTCAAAATTTTGGAATTTAAGCACGACAGCCGAGTGCGACAGTTTGAAATTTATTACGCCGATAAAAAATCTGCGTTTTCGGAATTCATCCGCGCCGCCGGAGTCTTCGCCAGCGACCGATCCGATACATCTGCATATGCGGATCTGTTGTCTGCGCTCAACAGAGCTGTTCTTTTTTGCGATCATAAAAACAAGACTGTTCTGCATGATTTTCTTGATTTTATAGATGGCAAATGCTTCAATTCTGGTGAAGATCTGGATAGCTATCGCGAATACAGTGAACGTCTCCACGGCGTTGCTGACTGCCTAAGCCTAGACCTTGAATCAACTAAGCCACGCGTAGATTGAGTACAGCGTCGCCACGAATACGGCCCATGCCGGGTACAGCTTGCCTCCGGATTGTAATTTTTTCATTACGATGATCCCGATTATTGCTACCACCCAGATCACGATCGCCATTATGGTTTCGAACTTCATTTCGTAACCTCCCTGTTTTTTCCTTTTTGTTCCTCGTGGTTACAGTGTAGTCCCTTCCAGTTACTTTGTCAATTCTTTTTTGTTCCCTCTGGTAACTTTTTTATTGACCCGCTTTATTCACGGGGCTATAATGAACTCACAGGGAGGATCGGAAAGTATGACATATGGAGAAAGGTTAAAACAATTAAGGAAGCATTTTGGGTTGACGTTGGAGCAGTTCGGGAATCGTTTAGGCGTTCAAAAAAATACAATCTCTCGGTTGGAGCGCGAAGTGAATGGTTTGACTGATCAGATGGCGACTGCTATTTGCAGAGAGTATGGCGTGTCAAAAGAATGGCTGCATGACGGCGTGGGCGAGATGTTTGTGCCGGTAACTAGAAATGAGAAAATCGCTCGCTTTGCAGGAGAACTGATGAAGGACGAGACGCCGGACTTTCGGCGGCAGCTGGTCGAGATCCTGGCGGATCTGAACGACGAACAATGGGACGCCTTGGCGGACTTTGCAGAAAGACTGGCGAATATAAAAAAATAGAGTAGACAACCGCCTACTCTATCATCCCCCGGATGAACTGGTAAAGTAGTTTCAGCTGCTCGAAGCTTAGCCGCTTCAGCATGCCCTTGATCTGCTCTTCGTAAAATCTTTTTCCTTCTCGATTCGCTTTCATGTCGGTTCCTCCTCTTAGTTAAAATTTTAATACTAAAGCCCGCCATTCGGAAGCGCACTCGTCTTTTAATTTATCCGCTCTTTCGACACTTTTGGCGGCGAAGGGAGAAGAAGATGAAGAAAATCTTATCTGTTATTCTGTTATCATTTCTTATTTTAGGCTTATGCGCTTGCGGCAGCGGCGGGGATGCTGCTAAAAAAGACAAGCCTCTCACTTCGGAGCAAATCGTCCAGAAATTAAAAGATGATTATTCACTGCCGATCACTCAGGAACTGACCTACACCGAAGAGACGGACGGTAACGGACTGCTGGGTCGCCCAGATCAGTACACCAGCAAGACGAGCTGGAACGACGAAAACGATGTTGATGAAGTGCAGATGTGCAACGACTACCCCGACGATGATTATCGGGATTGTACCGTGGAAGTGTTCGAAAACAAGTCCGACGCCAGAGAACGGCAGGAATACATCGAAAGCGTATGGGAAGACGGCGGGCTCCTGCATCAGGATCAGTATATCTACCGCGCCGGGACGGCTCTTCTGCGTGTAACCTATCAGATCACGCCGGATCAGGCTGCAGCCTATGAAAAAGCGTTCTATGAGATCATGGGCGTGGATTCTGGGAAGTAGGCGCATCATGAGAATCGCAATCTATGCTCGAAAAAGTGCTTTTTCCGATAAAAGCGAGAGCGTGCACAACCAGGATCGGATGTGCCGCGAATACTGTGCTCTTCACTTTCCGGGGGAGCACATTTTTTTGAATTATACCGACGAAGATAAGACTGGGGCGAACACGAACCGGCCAGCGCTGCAAAAGATGATGCGAGATGTTCACGCCGGGATCATCGATCTTTTGGTCGTGTACCAGTTGGATCGGCTTACCCGTGACGTGCGGGACTACTGCAATCTATCCGCCGAACTGAACGATTGCGGCATTCATTTCACATCGGTGAAAGAATCTGTTGATACGTCCACCCCGATCGGCGAGGCATTATCGACTCTTTCTGCTGTTTTTGCGCAGATGGAGCGTAAGACGCTTTCAAACCGTGTTTACGACAACATGATGGGTCTAGCGCGCGCCGGATGGTGGACAGGCGGGAATCTTCCCTGCGGCTACACTACCCGGAGGGTCGTAGAGAATGGCAAGCCTCACACTCTTCTCGTTCCTGATTCGGAAAAGGCAGAGCAATTAGTCACCGTTTTCAAGCTGTTTGTGGAACGCGGCTCTTCTTTTCATTCGTTCGCATCGTTTGCACTGGCGAATGATTGTTTTGATGTGTTCGGAGTTCCGTCAACTTCTCAGGTTCGCCGCGTGATCACATCCCCCTACGGTGCTCCGGCTAATAAAGATCTGCGCGACTACTATCTTTCGATTGGCGCGAACGTGATCGGTGCAGAGTCCGACTGGGATGGCACCCACGGTGTGATGCGGTACGGGGTGACCGATCAGCGAAATGGAACTGCCACGAATCCCCGCACGGCATGGATCGTGTGCCCCGGACGGCACGAGCCTATTCTGCCCGCAGATCTCTGGCTCGCTGCGCAGGATCAGGTCAAATCAAATATGTTTTGCAAGCAAGCTAAGCATCCCCCAGTGCTCTTAAAGGGAATCCTTCGCTGCAAATGCGGCCGCATGATGTCTCCCGTCCGCTCACGGTACAAAGACAAGGTGTACATCTCATACCGCTGCACTCGCACCGGTGAGGTCGGTCGAAAGTCTCCCGACTGCGTTTCAGCCTGCCGGGACTACGTTCTGGACGAAAAAGTTTTGTCCGTTTTCCGGGAGATCGAAAGAGATCCGGATGTTATAAAAAAATATTCCCCGGCAGCACCAACTACCGATCATGATGCGCTCCACAAAAAAGAAAAGGAAATTGAATCACTGCAGAAAAAGATCGGCAATTTGTCGTCCGCTCTAGCTATCAATCCGGAGTCGACAGCGGCGAAGTACATCATTGCAGACATGGAGTCCCTGGATTCGCAGATCCAGAAGAAGCAGATGGAGCTGGCCGGTCTACGAGCGAACAGGCTGACGGCAGCGCAGGCAGAAAAAGAACTGGCTGCCAAACAAAAGGAGATCGCCCGGCTGGTGCGGAATCTGGATGACCTGCCGCCAGAAGAACAGAACAAGATCGCACGCAGCGTATTGCGGAAATGTGTGTGGGACGGTGAGACTCTTTTTTTAGAATTTTAATTTATGTATTTTTGTGACTGTCGGGACTGCGATAGAATCAAAAATATGTGAAAAATAAATCTCTTTACTTGTTTATTCTTTTTTGCTATACTGAAACTGTTCCAGAATGTTGTAAACATTTGACGACGGAACTACAGGTAAATAAAGAGCGAAAAAGCCCCGACTACCATGGAGCTTTTTCGTTTTTTGCCTATACTGCACTCCAGATTTCGCGTGTTTCAAATTCTGTCAGCGCCCCCCCTATGTCTTCGCCATCTTCCCACATCTCCGCCTCTTCTGGCGTGATCTCGATTTCGAACAGTCGAAACACCCCCAGCGCATCATTCAAATAGCTCTGCTGATCGGCGCGAACTAAACGATTCCATTCATCCATCACCATCTTGGTCGCCTTCTCTTCTGTAGTGTTTCGAGGAAAGATCTTTACATCTCCGTTTCCCCATTTTTCGCGGTATTCCTCAAATACAAACCTTTTTTCTTCACCTGTTCTCATGTGATCCTCCATTTCTTTTTTTACCACCATCTCAATATATCGCGAAAGGCTGTACCCCAACTCTTCCGCTCTTGTTTCTGCGGCCGCCTTCCATGACGGCCGCACTTTCATGTTTATTCTTGCAGTTCTGTTCTCCACTTTTTCTCCTTTCTTTTACAGGATCGTTCTGTCGGCGTTTTTCTGGCTTTTTTTCGATAAAAGCTCGAAAGTCTTTTCTGTGTAGTCGTCGATGAGTTCCTGGGCTTTTTCGTTGTTTTTTTCAAACACAGCATCCAGAATCTTTTTGATCTTTCTTTCGGATA